ATCTGGTGGAACTGAATTATTTAGAGTTCAAGAAGATGGCAACGTGGGTATAGGTATTGCTCCAGCAACAGCTTATGGCAGGGCTTTACAAATTCACGATACTGGCACAAGCGGTGCAAATCTAAGATTAACAGACAACACAAGCGGCTCTGGCACGGGCAATGGTTTTGAGATTATTCAAATAGGCGTAAATAATTACATGCTCAACCGTGAAAACGGTTTTATTGCTGCATTCACCAACAACACAGAACGTATGCGTATCGACTCGTCAGGCAGAGTTCTAATAGGCACAACCACTGAGGGTGCAACCGCTGCTGATAATTTTACTATCTCAGGCAGCAGTAATGTTGGTATGACTATTCGTTCAACTAGTAGTAATGATTCTGCTGTTTATTTTTCTGATGGTACAAGTGGCGCAAGTGAATACCAAGGTTATATAGCTTATGCCCATGGAGACAGCACTTTTAGATTTGGGGCGCAAGGCGTTGAACGTATGCGCATCGACAGCGACGGCAACGTGTCGGTGGGTAGGACTACTAGTACTGGACTAAACGATGCAGGGCATGTATTTGGTGAAGACGGTTACGTGTACCACACCAGAACTGGCAGCATTATGTGGCTAAACACACTTTCTAGTTCGGCTACTGCGATTACTTTTGGGGCTTCTGGAACCACTAAAGGAAACATTGTTATTAATACTAGCAGTGTTTCCTACAACACATCATCTGACTACCGCCTTAAAACTGACGCACAGCCAATGATAGGAGCGACTGCCCGTCTTAAGCAACTTAACCCAGTTAACTTTGAGTGGATTTCAGACGGTACTCGTGTGGATGGCTTCCTCGCACATGAAGCACAGGCGGTTGTACCTGAGTCAGTCACAGGCACTAAAGACGAAGTGGACGATGATGGCAATGCAGTAATGCAGGGCCTAGATCAGTCTAAGTTAGTCCCACTCCTCGTTAAAACAATACAAGAACTAGAAGCCCGTATTACAGCCCTAGAAGGATAAAGCATGGCAATCACATACACTTGGACTATACCAACCGTTGAAAACACAATCGCAACTGGTGGCATCAATACGATACACTGGCGTTGCAATGCAGTTGACGGTGATCATTCAGTAGGCAGCTACGGCACAGTAGGCTGTACACCAGACCCAGACGCATCTGACTTCATTGCTTATGACAGTGTTACTGAAGCTAATTGCATAGCGTGGGCGCAAGCTGATGTTGGCAAGGACGATACTGAGGCAGGACTTGCTGCCCAGATAGCGGTGCTTAAAGCGCCAACCCAAGCCACGGGGGTTCCGTGGTAACAACCTAGAAGGAAATCAAAATGACTGAAGAAAAAAAGGTTATTACGATTAACGATGTAGACTACACAGAAGACGATCTAACTGATGAGCAAAAGATGATGATTAATCATATTAATTCTTTACAGCAAAAAATAACTTCTGCTCAGTTTAATTTAGATCAATTTAGAGTGGGCAGCGAAGCGTTTGGTAAAATGTTAGCAAGCTCTCTTGAGGCTTCTGAAGCAGAAGAAACAGAGGAAGAGGAGTAAAATAATGCCAAAAGGAATGAGAACTTACGGAACCACTAAAGGCCGTCCACCAAAAAAAGGTGGCAAAAAAAAGTAGTAATAAATTCAGGGGCGGCTCATGTCGCCTCTGTTGTTATTTTATTGCTTATTGTGCTATAGTCCGATTAGTTTAACTCCGCATCGAGGTCTGTATGCCATTAATCCCATTAGATATACCCGCTGGTATTTACAGAAACGGAACTGATTTTCAATCTAATGGGCGATGGCGTGACGCCAATTTAGTGCGTTGGGTTGATAATACAATGCGCCCAATGGGTGGCTGGCGTACAAGATCCAGCAACGCCGCCAACGCCCAGATACGCGGCATGAAGACTTGGGTTACAAATAACAATCTGAGATTTATAGCTGGTGGCACTTACAATAAATTATATGCGTGGAATGAAACTGGTGTGCGTTACGACATAACGCCAACAAGTTTTACTGCTGGTCGCGCGGATGCTGTGGCCTTCACTGGATTTGGCGGGGGTCTTTACGGTGGTTACGCTTACGGCGTGGCGAGGCCGGACACGGTTCGCATTCAGCCAGCAACGTCTTGGGCTTTGGATACGTGGGGGGAATACCTAGTAGGATGCACTGAGGATGACGGCAAGTTATATGAATGGCAATTGAATACATCTAATCCGGCTGCTGTTATTGCTAATGCGCCAACAGGCAACAGGTCAATGGTTGTCACTGAGGAAAGATTTTTATTCGCTCTGGGCGCTGGCGGTAATCCCAGAAAAGTGCAGTGGTGTGACCGTGAAAATAACACAACTTGGACGCCAGCAGCGACAAATGAGGCTGGCGATCTTGAGCTAAATACAAGCGGGCAGATTATGAAGGGCGTCAAAGTACGCGGGCAAACTCTCATACTGACAAGCACCGACGCACACGCCGCTAATTATATTGGCCCGCCATATGTGTATGGCATTGAGCGCGTCGGTACGTCTTGCGGCTTGGCTGCGAATGAGGCGGTGGCGGTGGTTGACGCTGGTGCCTTCTGGATGGGGCCACACGCGTTTTACAGTTACACGGGAAGCCTCGTACAAGAGGTGCCAAGTGACGTTGCTGACCATGTGTTTAACGATATGAACCGCGCCCAAATCAGTAAAGCCTTTGCAGTTACAAACAGCAATTACGGTGAGATCTTTTGGTTTTATCCATCTGCCGAGGCAACCGAGAATGACCGATATTGCGTATATAATTATATTGAAAATACTTGGTACATAGGATCTCTGCCGCGAACTGCTGGCGTCGATCGTGGCGCATTCAGAAGTCCTATCTGGGCAGACGCGTCTAACTATAAAATATACGAGCATGACATTGGTTTCGATTATGGCACCCTGTCGCCGTTTGTTGAGAGTGGCCCAATTGTAATTGGTTCTGGTGATACCGTCGTGTCTGTCACTGAAATGATACCCGACGAGAAAACGCAGGGTGACGTTAACGTAACGTTTAAAACGCGTTTCTATCCAAATGGAACTGAAAGAGATTACGGGCCATTTAATATGTCAACTCCAACATCTATGCGATTTACGGGGCGTCAATTTAGAATGCGGATTAACGCGGTTTCTCTTGGCGATTGGCGGGTTGGCGTCAATAGATTAGATATTGTTTCCGGCGGGCGTAGATGACCCAGCAGAATAGACCACCAGAGCCACGCGGCGAGGATTGGAAGACTTGGGGCCGCAGGATGATGCAATTCATGTCTCAGACGCGCTCCGCCTTAGTCCAGCAAACTGGTGGTGAGAATGCTGCCGACGATGGAACTATTATGTGGGATAGGGGTGGCAAGTACCCCGTCGTGAGCGAAGGTGGCGAGTGGCGCCAAATAGTTTTGGAGGGCGGTCACGCAAATTTTATCATAACTGCTGACGTAACTCCTTCGCAGGCTAACACTGCGTATAAACTCACTTACGATGCGCCTAGCGGTAATAGTAAGATTACGCGCGGAAGCCCCACGACGAGAATTGTTTTTGAGGAAGCGGGAGAATATATCTTATCTTTCTCAGCGCAAATATCTTCTACCTCCGCGAGTACGGTACATTTTTATTTTTGGCCAAGCATAAATGGAACTGCCGTCGCTAATGGTGCAATGACAACGGCTCTGCATCAAAATAATGCTACTTTAGTTGTGTCACGCACCCAAATTTTTACATTATCTGCTGGAGATTATGTTGAGGTAAATTACTTAATTGATAATACTAGCGGATTTTTAAATTACACTGCGGCGTCATCTCCGAAGCCCGCGCTTCCAGCCTCTACACTTTCCATAACGAGGACTCATGCCTAACGAAATAAAAAGATGTAAGAAGTGGATTGAGGCGGCTTTAGAGTATTCCGGCGGCACTCACGCTTTTGAAGATGTTGCGGATGGTATTAATAAGGGCGTCATGCAGCTTTGGCCTACACCAAGGGGGTGTATTGTTACAGAAATCGTGGTATATCCCAAAAAGAAAGTATTAAACGTCTTCTTAGGCGGCGGCGAATTGGATCAAATTTTGGATATGCATAACGATGTGATACAATGGGCAAAAGTTCAAGGATGTTCGTCATTGTCAATGTCCGGAAGATTTGGATGGAAGAAACCATTAAAGGCGCATGGTTGGGAAGCCCAACACGCGTCATACGTTAAGGAGTTTGCGTAATGTCTGGAGGCAAGGGCGGTTCAACGTCATCAACAGTAACGATACCTGAGTACATTGAGGAAGCGGCGCGCCGCAATCTCACCAAGGCTGAGAAAATTTCTCAACTAGGTTATGTGCCTTACTACGGCCCAGACGTAGCGGCTTTTACGCCCATGCAAGAGGCTTCATTCCAAAACGTTTCCGATACTGCATCTGCATTTGGATTGTCGGCTCCCGCCACGCAGGCAGATATTATGGGCGGTATGCAGAGGCCAACTGAATATGCTGGCGGACTTAAAGGCTACTCTTCGGCTCCAATGTATCAGGCTTCATTAGATCGCCTCGCTGCCGAACGTCCCTCACAAAAATCATACATGGATAGTTTCTTTATTAATCCATACACGGGTGAGTATGCGTCTCCGCTTACTGATTACAGCCAGTTTAACACTCTGTCAGATGAAGCTGCATTGG